CTGTTAGGCTTAATCATGTTTGGCCTCAAAGTTCTGAATGGACTCAGATAACGGTAGAAACAGATCTTTCTCCATACTCAACAACTGGTCAAATGGAAAGTGCAATCGCTACTGCTAAGTCAGAAGCAATCTCAACTGCATCCGCTGACGCAACCGCGAAAGCAGACGCTGCTGAAACAGATGCCAAGGCATATGCTGATCAAGTTGTTGCTGCAACTGTAGATGCTGCTCCTGCGGCACTAGACACATTGAACGAACTAGCTGCAGCACTTGGTGACGACGCAAACTTCGCATCAACTGTTACTGCATCTATTGCTACTAAAGCAGACGATGCCGCAACTACTGCTGCTCTTGCTACTAAAGAAGACAAGACTGTCGTTGATGCACTTGACTTGTTTGTTAAAGGTGAACCAACAAGTGCGGGACCTGTTGCAGGAGCACCAGAACTTGGAAAAAGCACTTTATCTACTTCTGATTTCACCTTCCCTAACGGTGTGGTGAGAAGCACCTCTGGCGTAACTGGTGTTGAAATTATTAGGCCAGGTTCTGAAGCTGCAGCCATTGCAATCACGCTAGAAGTCGGTAAAACCTATGAGGTATCATATAGAGCAAGTACTTGGGGTGCGATGGTTGGATCTAACTATATGGCCATTATTCCTGCTTCGGTAAAACCGACAGGAGGTCATACCTTCAATGATGGATACGATAACAACTTGTTATTTAAACATTACAATGGCCAGTTTTTCCCAGGCGATGAAGCGAACTTTCAGAGTCATCACTGGGGAAATGAGTATGAAGTAGTAGAAACAGATCGTATAAGATATATAACCCCAAATGTAGCCGATCTACACATTCTATTTTGGTTGGGTGGCGGTGCCTTTGGACTTGCAGATTTTTCCATCAAGGAGTATAGTTTTGGTGGATCTCCTTCTTTAGACACAACCGTATCTGGGGTTGTCCCTGCGATCAACGAACTACACACTGAACTGAATGCACTGTCTTCAACTCAGTCCGGTGACGTATCTGGTCTACAAGCACAGATTAATGCGGAAGCAGGACGTGCGGCAAGTGCAGAAGCAGTTAACGCTGCGAACATCGTGTCAGAAACATCTGCACGTAGTTCTGCTGATGCTGCTTTAGAGTCTGACATCATTGGTCTACAGAATCAGGTCAGTACTATTATTTCTGGTTCCCCTGCGTCTCTAGACACATTGGTTGAGATTGTATCTGCATTTGAAACTGCTGACGCATCCCTATCTGGTGTTATCACGGCAAACGGTGGTCGATTGACTACTGCTGAGAACAACATCACTGCACTCGAAGCGGACCTAACTGCTGAAGAGTCTGCACGTGGTGCTGGTGATGTTGCACTACAGGCAAACATTGATGCAGAAGCAACAACTCGATCTAACCTTGGTTCACAACTTCTAGGCTACATCAACATCAACGGTGCTGCAATTACCGCTGGTGATAATGCTAACTCTGCGGAAATTGCGACTGAGAAGTCACGTGCGGAAGGTGCTGAGGCTACTCTACAGTCTAACATCGATGCATTGACATCTTCTACAGGTGGTGATGTTAGCGGTCTACAGGCAAACATTGATGCAGAAGCATCTACTCGTAGTTCTGCTGATAGCGCACTACAGAGTTCGATTGACGCTGAAGAAACTCGTGCGACATCTGCGGAAGCTGGACTACAGTCTCAGATTTCTAATGTATTGTCTAACACAGACGCAACTGCACTAAACTCTCTTGCAGAAATCGTTGCTGAGTTCCAATCTGCTGACAGCACTCTAACAGGTGCGGTTGCTGGACACGGTACTCGATTGACTTCTCTAGAGTCATCTACATCTGCAATCCTAGCATGGGATACAGATAACGTATCAGAAGGAAGTACTAATAAGTACTGGACTCCAGAGCGTACTAAGACAGCTCTATCTGGTGGTCTATGTATCACTTATAACTCTACTACTGGTGAGATTAAGATTGATGAAGCAGAAGTTGCAACCGATCTACACGTTGCATCTTCATCTGACGCAAACGCACTGGGTGGACAAACTCCATCTCACTACCGTATCGACGTATACGATGTGAACGGTGTTGTTGTAAACTAATCTAGGTTTCGACCAAGATATGAAAGGGGGACTTCGGTCCCCCTTTTTTTTATGTTTATTTTACGTATAAATAAACGTATAAATAGAAGGGTAACTAATACTGGACTATAGTAATGTATTCAACAAGTAGAGAAGAATTGATTGATTACTGCCTGCGTGCCTTAGGGCATCCGGTAGTTGAAGTCAACATTGACGAAGAACAACTCGACGACCGAATTGATGAGGCGTTACAGTGGTTCCGTGAACATCACCCCGATGGATCTAAACGATACTATCTAAAGCACCAATTGACTCAGGCTGATGTCGATAATCAATATGTGGATTTTAGTGACGACCTAGATCTTTCGGCCGTCGTTCGTATGATCCCCATGACATTTGGAAATGCTCATACTGGCTGGTTCAGTGATGCATGGCAGTTGATGGCATATACCATTTCTGACTTTACTCGTCAAGGGGGTATGCTAGGTGACCTTGCGCACTATGAACAGATGCAACAAAATCTAGCACTATTAGATATGAAACTGGGTGGCACACCTCAGATTACATTTGACAGACAATATAATCGTGTTAATTTACATGTTTCCAAAACGAACCTTAAAGTGGATGACTATGTTATATTTGAGGTTTATGGTATTCGTAATCCAGACGAAACGGTAAACGAATATAACTCGCTATGGAATCACCGATTCCTAAAAGAATATGCAACCGCATTGATCAAGCGTCAATGGGGTACCAACCTAATTAAATTTGATGGTATGACATTGCCTGGCGGCGTGACCGTTAATGCTCGTCTGATATATGAAGATGCGCTAGCAGACATCGAACGAATGATGGAAAAATTCCGTAACGAAGAAGACGAAGGTCCGATGTTCTTCATGGGGTAAGACATGGCAACTAATCCATATATCAGTTTAAAGCATAGAGAAGAACAAAACCTCTACGAAGATCTTTTAATAGAAGCAATCCAATTCTATGGCCAAGACGTATACTACTTGCCGAGAGAAGTTGTTGAGCGAGAAGATATCTTCTTGGATACTATTGAGTCTCAGTTCTCTGACGCATATAAAGTCGAAGTCTACATCGAAAACGGTGAAGCGTTTGAAGGTGACGGAGATCTATTTACCAAGTTTGGTATTGAGCTAAGAGACCAAGCAACTTTTGTTATTGCACGTCGTCGATGGAGACAACTCATCGGTGATCGTTTATCACAAGCACAATTCCGCCCTAGAGAGGGTGATGTGATCTATCTCCCATTGTCTGAATCTTTATTTGAGGTTAAAAAGGTCGAGACTGAATCACCGTTCTATCAACTATCCCAGTTACCACAATTCCGTATGACTTGCGAGTTGTTCGAATTCTCAGATGAAGACTTTGACACTGGTATCAGTGCTATTGATCGTGTTGAACGTGAGCACGCATTCCAATACGAATTGGTTATGGAAAATACGGGTGAAGATAATTACTACTATCCAGGCGAAACCGTTTATCAAGACTTTGGTGATTATCGAATAGAAGGAGAAGTCACATCATTCAACAGCCAAACTCGATTTTTGACTATAGCACATACTGGCGCTACAGACGGTAAGTTTCATCTGTGGACGCCTGACACACCAGTAATCGGAATGTACGCTTCATTTAAACTACTCACCATGAACGAAGGTATAAACGAAATTCAACCACTGTCACAGAATGAAGTTTTTGATGACTTTGCAAATGACTTTGTCGATTTCACTGAGACCAATCCATTTGGAGATATATCGTAATGATGGGAGGACACTTCTACCATAAACGCGTTCGTACATGCGTTGCCGTATTCGGTTCAATGTTCGATGACATACATGTTTTGAGAACAGACTCAAACGGCAAGGTATTGTCACAGGTTAAAGTACCATTATCTTATGCTCCTAAAAGGTCATTCTTAGAACGCCTATCTGAAATGGAAAACGGAGAAAGCGCAGAAAGAAGAGTTGCAGTAAAGCTTCCTCGCATGTCTTTTGAGATTTCTTCTATAACATATGACCCAACCCGACAACTCCCTAAAGTTAATGGATTTGGATCTGTTATATCTACTGAGACCGGATCTAAGAGAAAGATCTATGTCGGAGTTCCTTACACCGTAGGATTCTCTCTATCAGTATATGCCAAATCACAGGATGATGCATTACAAGTCGTAGAGCAAATTATACCATACTTCGCACCACAATACACGTTGACCGTAAAACCTTTTGCTGATGAACCAAACATAAAGGAAGATGTCCCTGTCATATTATCAGGACTAGACTTTGCTGATGATTATGAGGGTGCGATTGAGCAAAGACGGACGATTGTATATACGTTGACGTTTGAGATGAAAGTTAACTTCTATGGACCAGAAAACACAGGGCCTATTATCCGAGAGGTAACCACGAATCTTAATCTTATAGATAATCCAGAAGATACTGCGGGATCTATTGTAAATACAACCCCAGATCCTATAGATGTTAGTCCAGACGGAGACTATGGGTTCAACACTGAGATAATTTCCCCAGAATAATCAGGAAATATATTATGAGAGACAACAGTAAACCACCTGCTATCTTTGACGATGAGCAGAAGAAAAACTTTGTTCATGAACAAGATTATGAATATTCTCGTGACACTTATTATGACCTAATTGAAAAGGGTCGTGAGTCTCTAGAGCTCATGATTGAAGTCGCACGTGAGAGTGAACACCCTCGTGCGTTTGAGGTTCTATCTGGTATGATCAAAGGCATCGCAGATGTTAATGATAAACTAATGGATCTTAACAAGAAACAGAAAGAACTTACTAAAGAAGATAGACCTTCCGAAGCCGCAACTACTAATAATAATCTATTCGTCGGTTCCACCACAGACCTTCAGCGTATGCTGATGGGTGATGAAAAAACTATAGACCACGACGACGAAGATGAGTAGTTATACAAAAAACTCTTACTTAGGTAATCCATTAGTAAAGAAAGATGGTGTCGCAGAAGAGTGGGACGCCAAGAAACTACGTGAGTATAAGAAATGCATGAAAAACCCAGCATATTTCTGTAAGAAGTATGTCAAGGTCATTCATCTAGACAAAGGTTTAGTTCCATTTAAACTATATGATTATCAAGAACAAATGTTCGAACACTTCAGTGATAATCGGTTTTCTATTGTACTGGCATGTCGACAGTCTGGTAAGTCCATCTCATCCGTAGGATACCTTTTATGGTACACCTTATTTCACCCAGAGAAAACCATTGCAATCCTTGCAAATAAAGGCGCAACTGCACGTGAGATGTTGGCACGTGTGACACTCATGTTGGAAAATCTTCCGTTCTTTTTACAGCCAGGATGCAAGGCGCTTAATAAAGGGTCATTAGAATTCTCGAACAACTCTCGTATTGTCGCAGCTGCAACATCTGGATCATCCATTCGTGGTATGTCGGTTAACCTTCTATTCTTAGATGAGTTTGCGTTTGTAGAGAATGCCGCTGAGTTCTACACATCTACATATCCAGTAATCTCATCTGGTAAAGATACAAAGGTTATCATAACAAGTACTGCTAACGGTATCGGTAACACGTATCAGAAACTATGGGAAGGTGCCGTGCAAGGAGTGAATGAGTATAAACCATTCCGTGTAGACTGGTGGGATGTACCTGGCCGTGATGATAAATGGAAAGCACAAACAATTGCTAACACATCTCAATTACAGTTTGATCAAGAGTTTGGTAATACTTTCTTTGGTACTGGTAATACTCTTATTGAGGGTCAAGTACTTCTAGATT